GGCATCTTGACCCGCACTGATCTTGCAATTGGGTTCCTCATAGTCGAGGGCGGGTCAGTTGTGATCAGACATGAAGAGCATAACGGCATTTGCTTGCCGCCCGGCAATTACTACGTGGGCCGCCAGGTTGAGAGTGCTGGCGCGGAAGAACGCATTGTGAGGGATTGATCCATGGTCAAAATTAAAAAACTGACACTTGAGCAAGAACGCGAGTTGCCACGCTTTCGTGAGCATTGGCGTGCAATCGGGCTTGATACCTCGCCTATTGACCCGGTAGCCGCACGCAAAGCCGTATGTGATCTCTATATCGCTGGTGGCATGGAGAAACCAAAGGCAGTAATCGTGTTGGCATCGCCAATGGCGTGCCTGATCGCAAATGCCTTTTGTGAGAATAAAGGAGACCAGTTGAGGAACCAATTGAGGGACCAGTTGAGGGACCAATTATGGGACCAGTTGAGGAATCAGTTGTGGGACCAGTTGGGGAACCAGTTGGGGGAGGGGGACCAGTTGAGGAACCAGTTGTGGGACCAGTTGGGTGACCGGTTATGGGACCAGTTGAGGAACCAGTTGTGGGATCAGTTGTGGGACCAGTTGAGGAACCAGTTGTGGGACCAGTTGAGGAACCAGTTGGGGGACCAGCTGCATCAAACAACATATTTTATCGGCGGGCAAGATGCATTTTGGTTATCGTTTTATGACTTTAGTGAGACTATTGGGGCACCATTTAACAAAAGCACTAAGACTCACTTCGATGCCTATAAAAACTATGCGCAAACTTGCGGATGGTTGTACCCCTACAAGTCAATTGCCTTCGTTTCAGATCGCTCGGCAGAACTTCACTTTGATGCTCAACGTCGATTGCATTGCGCGACCGGCATGGCGGCAAAATTCCGTGATGGCTGGGGCATACACTCTTGGCACGGCTTACGGATACCGGCACGGCTCATCGATGAGCGCGACAAGATCACCCCACTTACAATCGCAGCAGAAGAAAATGCAGAATTGCGCCGTGTAGCTTTGGAAATATACGGCTTTGACCGCTATTTAGCCGAATGCGATGCTAAGGTGATTTCCAAGGATGAACTGCATGGACAACCGCGAAGGCTCCTGGAAATCAAAGTCGGTGGCGACACTATTCGCATCATTGAAGTAATGAACGGTTCGCTTGAACCGGATGGAACGCGACGGCGGTTTCACCTTGGCGCGATGCCCGGCAACACGCCACAAGAGGTTGTGGCCGCCAGTTACGGGATCAATCCAAAGGTTTACCAAGAAGCAGTGAGGACATGAAAATTGATGCAAACGCAATGAAGCGTTACGGTAAAATGTCTCTCTCAAGAGAGGAGCTGCCTAACTACGCTACGCAACGCAACAGCTACCGAAGGAGAATTCCCAAGTGAAAACGGCAATTGCTCATCTCAAAAGTATCAGCCCGTATTCGCAGTCTCGCGCCCATCAAGCCGACAAACTCAACCGCGAGACTGGCGAGGAATACGAGGAACGTACATGGCGCGAAAAATGCCATGTTGACAGCGCCGGTTACATCACGATTCCGCCGATGGCGTTCAAACAAGGACTTGACCGCGCCGCCCAGATGCTCGGCTTACAAATCCCCGGCAAGGGCAAGACGACATACACAAAGTTTTTTCTCTCCGGTGTCATGTGCATCGACCCTCTCACCTTACCAGAGAAAGCAGAAACAGTACGCGGCGAGCGCATCCACGCGAACGTCGACGGCAAGCGCGGCTCGGGCAAACGTGTCTTTCGCACGTTTCCCTGCATTGACGAATGGCGCGGCAATGTGACGTTCCACGTCATCGCCGATGAAATCACGCAAGATGTGTTCGAGCGTGTGCTCGCGCAATCGGGCAGTTTTGTGGGGATTGGCCGCTTCAGGCCCGAGAATGGCGGCTATTTTGGCCGCTTCAAGATCGAGAAAGTCGAGTGGACAACCGGATAATGCCACGCGACGCGACACAGCGCAACGCGCCCCCGCGCAACGCCTCGCAACGAATACCCAAATTATCATCGCACCGCTGCGCGCCGCCTCGCGCCGCAACACAACGCTCCGCAACGACTACCTTCATGAGGCCTGAAAATGCTCAAAGCACCGGAATTCAAGCAATCGAAAACCACGCAACTGATCTATGAAATGATGGTCCATGCTTCCCAATCAAAGATCAAATTGGTGACATGGATCGAGCTGCAAGATGCGACTGGGAAAAGTCGTGATGATATAAGCGGATCTCTCCAAACGGCAATGCGGCGCATGATTTCCGACCACGGTATTGTTTTTGAAAACGAACGCAACATTGGCTATCGCGTCATGGAGAACCACGAACTCGCAGATGTTGGGCAACGCGCTATCCAGCGCTCGCGCACGCAACAGCGCGGGGGGCTAAAAAAGATGAATTGCGCTGAGATCGAGAAGCTAGACGCCACCGAACGCGTCCGGTATTTCACGCGCCGCAGCGTGCTCGAACTGGGCCTTGCATCAAGCCAAACGCGCACGATCAAGAACGTGGATCAGATGGTCATGCGCAAGCATAACGAGTTGACCGGAGAGGAGCAACTTGCGGCGATCAAGGACGCCCTAACCGGGAAACGATGAATTTACCTCCGCCTCGCTCCGCATCGCTCCGCGACGCAACGCCTCGCAACGACTACCAAGATTTACCTCCGCATCGCCTCGCCTCGCTTCGCTACGCCCCACGGCGCGACACCACGCAACGCAACGAACAAAACCCCCCGCCTAGCTTTCGCTAGACGGGGGGAAGTTGTCCGACAATTGCGGAATTTTAGGATTCTGGGCCGGCGATGAAACACCTAATATATTGAACATTCTCGCCGTTCATGACCGGCCAGACTACGGCGCGACCAATACGATTATTACTACTGACCACCGTACTTTCAGGCACGTTCCACCATCGGCCGTTGATACGAACGCGGAATGGATTGTCCGGATCGGTTGTACGCTCCCAGTCTGGACTATCGATCGAGAAGCCATCCGCAAAAGAACAGCATTGACCGCGGAGCTTGTTGGTCAGGGTATTGAACCACGCCCTAATCCCAGGATCGACTTGCGCGAACTGTCCGTTATCACGCGCCATGGCTTCCCACGCCGCAAAAACAAAAGAGATAATTACCAGCCATCGAATGATCATGATTTAATGCCTTCGTCTAGTTCGCCTCAATCGTTCCCCGTCATCAATGTGGCCCGCATCTCGGAATGACCGGCCGTTTCTTAGACCATAGCGCTTTGCGAGCCGATCCACACTATCCGTATACATGATAGGAACAGTTTTTCCCCATCCGCGCTGATCAAAGTCACATGCCGCACCTGAGTAATGCCGCGAGCCTGAAACATGCCCGCCGCGAGCGTAGCAGCCAATATGCCGGGGCGTGTAGCCCATCGAGATAAGGCCCTCTATGAAGCCCTGGAAGCGACTAGCGATGCTGGCTGCTATCATGATCGGAATATGTGCTGCGGTTTGAACCGTGATGATAGAACCGGCCAACGCTGGCGAGTTGAGAACAAGAAAAATGATGACAATGACAATTCGCATTTATCGATCCTTGTATCGCCTGAGAACAACCCTTGATCGCACGCGCTCTGGTAAACCTTTTGCATTGTGATGCACGCGCGGAATTCCAAGCGCAATCCTGATTTGATCCAAAGGATTGCAGTTGTAATATCCGGTTGTAAAAATATCCATTTCCTGTTCATCAACGTTTGGATCGTCGAACCAGTCTGAAGTTATCGGAATATGCACCGGCTCGATCGGCCATGACGTTTGCCTGATAATTCCATCCCCGACGAATTGCTGCGCTAAACCCTGGATGACAGTTCGCTTGCCGGCAAACTTCCCGCCTACGTTCTCGCGATTGCGATCGACCCATATCCAACAAGTTCCGTTTAGAATATGTCGCCAATTGTAAGCCGTGATATGCAGATCATCGCCGACGTAGATATACCTTCGGCCGTCCGATCCGGTAACTGCTGAAGTAATTTTCTGCAAGAAATAGTCGGTCGAATCTGGAATGCTGACAATCGCCCAATACTCAAATGGCATAAGCACGATTGCAGTCACGACAATCCAGAGACATGCATCTCTAATTCGAACTGACATTGGCGTCACTTCTCAGGTAGGGTTGTAAATTTTATATCCGGCCCGACTTGAGTAATCGGGATATCCAGAAACTCCTGTACCCAGTTGCAGTACCAGAACGAAGTTGCTCGATAGATTGTCGGACCCGGCGGCACGTCATGTGACAGAGGCCATGCGGGAGGATTCCACTCACTCTGTCCAAGTTTTACTTCATACGATGATCCAGCCTGCGCTGGCCGCGAGAGGACAGGCCAGATGAGTTGCGATAGACTGTCATCTCCGCTTATGATCTCAATTTGAATTGTTCCTTGGCACCTCCTGGTCAGAGGCGTTGTGATCCAGTGAACCTCTATTCCTTGTCCGGCATGCGTTGGCTTTATCGTACCGGAAAGGCGTATCCAGGGAGGCGTATTATCAAACGCCATCCACGCAATCGGGCCAATGATAAAGATTGCGAACGAGGCGGCGATTATTTGACTTACCAGCGAGAAATATCGCTTTTGTCTCATCAAATACAAGATCATAAGAACAGCGCCTTAACGATTTTGTTAATTACGTCTCGCGCCATGTATATCCCGACAATGATTCCGAATGCCCAATAAGAGATGCGCCACAACAGCGTGAATGTTCCCTTGTATAGTGTCCATTCATTCAGCATCTTGCGGACAAGACTATTCTCAGGCGGTTCCAGTGTACGCTCAAGCCACTTTTCCCTGCGGGGCTGATCGTCATTCACTTAGGCGGGCTCTCGATCGTCCATAGATTCTTGTAGTCTGATTGCCGCCTCTGCATTTCGCGCAATGAATGAATTGGCACGAGCCCCAAGGATATCTTTGTTGTCAATTCCGCCGTCAATATCCTTTGCGATCTGATCGAACACGGGATGCAATTGCGTTAAAGCTTTCTTAATCGTCGGGGCTGCACCAATGATGCCAGCCGCTATCTCAATCCAGGTCGAAAGAGAGATTGAACCTAGAGCGGCGCTGATCGAGACACCCTGCGTCATGACGGGGATAAGGGCGAGGATGAGGGCTTCCATTACTGCACCTTAGGCATTGGCTTGATTTCAATTTCGACCTGGAATAATCCCTCCCTCCTCGACTTGGAGCTTAAGCGCTTGATCAAGTATCGATTAGCGCCAACCGCGAAGATCGTTCCCGGATGAGCACGGGCCTCGAACACCTGCCTTGCCACCTCGATTGTAAGAGGTGGCGACATTTCTTCAGCGATGGCGCGGCCGATAAAAAAGGATGCCACACCAACAATTAGGCCGATGATCATAGCCACGAAAACAACAAGCCGGAAGATCGACCGCGGAACGGTTGAATACAGCCACCATTCCTCGTCGATCATGACTTAGCCTGTGGCGCCATGGCCTCATAGGCTTTCACGACTGCCGTCGCCACCTCGATTGCAATCGGCTGCGTGATGTACATTTCGGCCAACTTGCCATGCGCCCTAGCGGCCAGCAAGACGGCATCAACCGCCGCATCCATTTGAGCTTGAGTTGCCATAGTCTTGTCTCCCTGTCAGGTTGAGATTACCGCGAATGCGGAAATAATCCACCGCCGCCTAGGCATGAAATGAGAGCAAAGCAAATATAGATTACGAATATCGCAATCACCGCCCAAAGGACAATATTAATTGCTGACCCGATGACTGTACCGCCAGCCCCGAGTTGTGACAAGATGAACGGCAATAACAGGCGTAGAATGCCGATAATTGCCGCCACGATCACAAGGTAGACTAGAAGCTGTTCTACCCATTGGAGTGAAAAACACATGCCTTATCCCCCGGCTTTGACAGCCTGATATGCCTTTTGCGCCGCGACAACAGACGCCGCGGTAGCGGTTGCGGCCGACGCCACGTCGGTCGGCACCTGTTGGCACCATGCCACAATCGAGGCATTCGCCGCAGCAAAAGCCGGGCCGGCTTTCTTGCTGCCGGCCGACACCTGGACGAGAAGGCCGGCGATCGTCTGGAGCGCGCCGCAGTTCTGCGCGACCACGGGCGCAGTTGCTGCAATGTCGGCATTGATGATGGCAATGCCACTCTGAAAGTTGGTCGATCCAGTCTGAAGTGAGGCGAGTTGAGCGGTAGAGCAGCCGGCTAGGGATAGGGACGAGACGGCACAAAATAGCAAGTTTCGCATGGTGTCCTCCTGTGTTTTAGTGGCTTACGACCTTGTCGCTCGGGTTGGCCGCCGCAATGGCGGGAGTTGTGATGATCTTTGACACGTCGGGATTAGCTGCAACCGCAGTAATCTGCGATGCCGGACTTGCCGACTGCGAAGCAATGTATCCAGCGACAACCGGCGTAATAAGACCGATCAGCACAACGGCATCGCTGACAAATGTCCCGAAACTGTTGATGATGGCTGTGACCTGATCAGGATTGATCTTAGTGCTAAGACCGAACATTGCGATTGCGCCGGCCGCGAAGCTGGCGACATGCCGCGTGGCGGCAAGCACCTGAGCGGAAGTGGGAAGGTTCATGTGGTTTCCTTGAATGTGATGGACTTGTCCATGTTCATCATGCTGATAAGGAGTGCGGCGCATCCGAGTTGATGGTCGACGGCTTTCGAATCGTAATGTCCATCGGCAATATATTTGCCTTTGACGTACTGATTTGTAGCAGCCCAGAGGTACGGCGATGGAACGCCGCGGTTGGCATAGCCTAGGCCGTTGTATTCCTCGAGGAGAACAAGTGCGCCGCCGATTGTCCAATCTGTCCAGAGCGCGGCATACGGCGGGCAATTCGTCAACGCATCGATTGCGGCGTCCTCCCAACTCTTAAACGGCCCGCGCCCGCGTGGAATATGGATTGAGGCTTTGTTCCAAGGATCGCCTTGAGCTAGATTAGCAAGCCAGCTTTGCGATGCTTCGCGCTCGTGAATTACAGCGATAATATACCAAGGGACGCCGGTCGCTGTCTCAACAGTCTGATAGCGCTCTTTTGCGGCAACCAGTCGCTTTGCGACTTGATCGATCGTCGATTGTAGCGCGGGCACAATATGAACATTAGACCAGCGCTTGGCTTCAGCGACTTTGAGTGCGGCGATGTCGGTCATACTGGTTCACCAATGATTTCGCAGCGGGATTCTATTTTAACTGGTCCATGCTCATGTTCCATGAATTTTCGAAAACTTTCAACAGCTTCAGGACGAGCCGCCTCACATGATTCCTTAGTGGGGAATTTATCCTTGAACGATCCATCGCCATGCTGACCAGAGGCAAGAACGAATATGACAACGATTGTGAACATCATGTTTTTATGACGAAAATGCCGCTCATAAGCGCAGGGGGCATGAGATTATGAGGATCGTTATTTCCAAACGCATTCCCGGTAAATGATCCGGCCAATGAAAAGTCAACATCGACAAATCCAGCAATTGTTGCAACACTTACGTTGAAACTAGTCTGACTAACACTTGCTTGCGCAGTGGCTCGTTCCGGCTTACCACTAGGCCATGACGGCGTACCCAAAGTAACAGCTCCAGACGGCGTTATCACAGGCAATTCATTGGACAAAAGAGTATGTTCGGATTCACCTCCGGACGCGCCTAGTGTGTTTCCATCAACGCCGCCGGACGAGTGAAGCGTAATACGTCCCGTGCCTTGATTGAGGCCGGCCGGCATACGGCCACGCAAATCGGGAAGCGTATTGCCTCCTAAGAATGTATTCAGCGCTGCATAAGTCGTCGCGTTGAATGTCGATCCGTCTAGATTGAGATATGGCAATACCGTACAGGCGGAGACCCACGCCGGCAATGCGGTTAAATACCAGAGTTCAACCAGCCCGGTGCGGCCTAGGTTTTTGAATTTCACGTCCGTTCCATCCGAATAAACATCGGACGGCTCGCCGGGAGGAAGGCCGATAACTTTACCCGATCCGGTCGTAAGCGTCACGACAAATGCGCCAGATGTATTGTTTTCCACCGTCCAAAACTTGACGATTGCGGGCAACGTGACGGTTATATTAGTGCTTATGGTTCCTGAGAAACGGAGCACTGAGTTTTGAGCCTGAGTGATAGATAGCGTGACCGGCGATCCGCTCAAAGAAACAGAAGCGACACCTCCGAAGGCTGAATCCAGAATGTTGAAGTCGCCGTTTACGGGAGTGTCCCAAACCCCCACATCCCCGCCTCGAACGGGCAAAGATAGCTGTAAATTAATACTAGTTGGGTCAGACATCGTGTATAGCTCCAAGCTTCCAAGGGGAGATTCTACATGCCCAAGGCATTGAATATTAACCTAGGTCAGAGGTTCGGACAACTAGTTGTTATAGAGCGTGCCAACAATGTTCCAAAGGCGCGCAATATTATGTGGTCTTGTAAGTGCGATTGCGGAAACATGACCACGGTTGCCGCTTCCAATCTCGGTAGAACATTAAGTTGTGGATGTTTGGCGATAGATACTGCACGAGCATTGTTGACTGGAAACACCAATAACAGAACCCACAATATGAGTCATACGGACGAGCATAACATTTGGTGCGCAATGCAAAATCGTTGCACTAATCCCAATGCTCCAAAATATAAAAACTATGGAGAGAGAGGCATAAAGATATGCGATAGATGGCAGGATTTTTCCAACTTCTACGCCGATATGAGAAACCGTCCATCAAAGAAGCACTCCATTGATCGCATTGACAATGACGGCAATTACGAACCTGGAAATTGCCGATGGGTCACCAATATCGTTCAAAGTAGGAATAAGAGCACCAATAAAGTTGTAGAACTCAACGGGATAAAACTTTGCATTGTAGAGTGGTGCGAAGTCATGGGCATTCGACGCGGTAAAATTTACGAAATGACAAAAACAGGACGAACGAAAAACAAATCAAGATCGATAGAAGAAGTCCTGAATATTCTCTACAAGCGTTTTTTAGATAACCAATCCGTTTCATGATTCTTTCCTACTTCATTATCGTTCTGTTATTGGGCTGGTGGCCCTGGAATGTTTTGCTGGTTCTGATCGGCTTGGCTTGTGCCGGGAGATTGCAGTGCTCGAAAGATACTTCCGGGCGGCATATTGATTCCGGCGTTATTAAGCCAATTACTAAGATTTCCGACTGAATTAGCAAACACGGAAAATCGCGCCGGGTTGCCAGGATTGGCTTGTAATGCGCGAAGATTGTCAGAAGCAGCCTGCATTGATTTTGCCAGAGGAGCACGCGAACGAACCATTTCTCCCAATGCTTCGGCTTGTCGTGCCGTGAGAGCATTCCCGAGTTTCTTGACCATCCATCCTGCAGCAGGAACAACCGCACCCATTGGTCCGGCGGCTATAACACCAGTCCCACCGGCAATAAACGAATGCATACCTCCGCCGCCGCCTAGCATATTGCCAACCGCACGCAAGACATTCCCCGGCGCAGTACCTTTGGCAATCTGATTCATCTGGTCAATTTCGTCGGTAGAAAAACCACGCTGCAACTTAGGATTTCTTAGTATGGTCTTAACCTGCTGCCGGATTGCGTTGTCTAGATTTTGTCCAGAATTGGCCGTAGATGCATTAAGCTCCGCAAGATCAATCTTGCCTTGTACCATCTCGGAACGTTTAGCCGCGGCATAATTTTTATTAGCCTCTTTGATAATGCCAGATATTTCAGTTGCTTGTTCCGGCGTACCTCGAATGATCGACCCGAGCGGAATATTTTCGAAGAAATTTCCCAATGCTTCATTAGCACGAGAAGCAGCCAATCTCTCGGTTTGATCAGGTGATTTTGCGACGTTTCCCAACTTGCGCTGAACTGTTCTATAATTGTTGACAGTGAAAACTCCATCGTCAGGAATATCAGTTAGTTTACCTAGAACGCCAAAGGTTTTTGGCGCTAAAATTTCGTCTATTCCATCCTCATTGAGTTTGCTCATAAGCCCAGTCGTTGTATTTCGAATTGACTGTGGAGACAATTCAAGACCTTGAGACTTTGCTGTGTCATATCCGGCTCCAGCGGCTTGCTTTAACTGCTTTACGCTTGGGGCGGCAATCGGAGGTGCAGGAGATGTTGGAACGGGACCATTGGCACGAAAGCCTTTTGGAGCAAGCCCCATCATGGCCGTATCGACATCGCTTTTAGCTTGCTCGTAGGGAATGCCGGTAAGCGCAGAGTATGGATGACCGATCAGCGAGCGAGCGGCACCTGTAACGGGACTTCCGATCAATCCGGCAACCGCGCCAAGTCCTTCTCCGGTATCAATGGCCTGATTTTGCACCTCGCCCATGGTTCCCATGAACGACGGCGCAGCCGCGGCGCGAGCATAGGCCGCGTGCTTTGCTTCAGAGAACGGATTCAGCGCTTCTCCGATCTTCGTAAGTGCCGATTGCCCTGCGCTGTAAATCTCATGCGGTACATCGGTAAATGCGGATTTTAGTTGGCTTTGAGATTCATCGGTAACAGGAATAGCGCCCCATTGTGCCGGACCTTCATCTACTGGGATTGCGCCCCATGACGCTGGATTATTATCATCGGCCATAATTTAGGGCTTTCGATATGGTTTGCCATCACTGGAAGTGAACGTACTGCCAGACGGCAATGCATCATATTCCGATTTACTATGGACTATAGTAGCGCCGCCGCCACTTGGAGCATATGAATCTCCAGACTGCTTTAGCCGGTCCATGATTTCACGAGTTTTAGGAGCGATAAATTGTTGTGGATCGTGGCTGGTTCTCATACCTTCGTTGTATTGATTGCTGAGAGCATTAAGGCGACCCTCCACGAGCTTTTCAACTTCCTTGCCTTTCGACAAAGAAACGGACGAGGGAGTATTAAGTCCGAATATCTTTCCCCACGCTTCGCGATCAGCCAAAGCGCTTCCGCTACCGGCGAACACTTTTGCACCTTCGTCGGCAACAGCCTTTGAGGCCACTTCAAGTTGCCCTAACTTGTCCTGCGCCTGCTTTGACGTGAGACCTTGCGAAGTTAGAAAATTGTACACTTCATTTAGACTTTTATACTGTCCTAGGTGTAATTCCTGTGACAATCTCAGATATTCATCCATGTGCTGCGCCCATGTATTCATTGCAGCAATGTTCTGTCCGCCACCTCCCTGCGTCCCAACTGCGAAGAAATTTGCAGTCTTTTGACGCCTTCCATAGGCACTTTCATCAATGTTTGAATCGTATTCGTGAAGTTTATCCATAAGGTACATATTATGAGGATTGTTACGTCCTTGTGGAAGAAACTTTTCTCGTCCATCCGACATTGCCTTAACTCGATTAGCATCAGCAGTCGTCATGCCTTCGAGAACTTCAGGATGAACCCAACTCGGAGGAGGATTTGATACAAATATGGCATTGGCCGGCAAGCCGGTATCTTCCGCAGGCGCGGCTGCCGCCGTCTTATCCGCAGATGGCGGCGCAGATGTATCAGTAGCGTTCGGTCCTGGGATGACGTAGTTTGGCTGTTGTGGCTTAGGTGGCTGATCGCCTACCGTCCCATCTGAATTGATGACAGTCGTTTCCCCGGTCAATGGATTAATCTTGATTAGCTTCTGTCCATACATACCCTGTACGACATGGAACGCCGGCCGATTTGCCTGTTGTTCCCTTACGTTCTCTTGCTGCTCTTTCAACCCATAATTTTTTGTAAATTGATCTGCCTGTTGGGCAAGCCGCTTGGCCTCGATGTTGACTTGACGATCTTTCTGAGCCTGCGTCCGAGACGTATCCAGGCTCTTGACGCCCTGAAGCGCTCCTTGTCCGATATTGGTCAAAGCGAACGGCGACGTGCCTCCCATAATCCCGAGGCCGGCCGCGATCAGGGCACGGCGGGTATCGGTCAGCGGCGCGCCGAATAGCGTCTGTTCTTGCGGTGAACTAGTACCGTCAGGGGAAGGGGGAGCAAATCCAGACCCACTCCCACCGACATAGGCCATGGGGAAGGGAGACGCAGACTGCCCGCCGGTAATTTCAGGCGGGAGCGGATAGTCACTCTGAGGTGCAGGGGGAGGCTCGCTAGGGGCCTGCGGCGGGAAGCCTGCATCAGACTGCAAGGCAGGATTAGTCCAATCCACGGGCTTGCCTAGACCAGCGGCGTCGGCATCTATGACCGGGAGGGGGCTGGACACGCTCGCCGGCCGATTGAACATATCAGAAGCGTCTTGGACCTCCTGCCAGCGGTTATCGAAACTTGGCGCGGTAAGTTGGGAAAAGTCGTCCGCGACAGTACCGCCGGGAGCGTAGCCCTTGAGGCCGCTTCGGATCGAGCGAACAGCGGAAACGAAACCGCCGTCCTCGAACGACTTGCCTTTTAGGCCGCTCAATTGCCTGATCAGGTCCGAATATGGGCTGGCCTGTTGCTGCGCCGGGGGAAGGAACGATGCGGTAGGCTTATGTTGCTGTACATTCCCGATCTGCACTCGGGGAATAAATCCCTGAGTGTCCATGAAGTTAGTCGCACCGCCGTCCGCATAGCCAATCCGGCCGCCGTCCTTCGAATAGGAGGGATAATAGCCATATCCGGGCTGGTAGGCTGGATATGACCCCGCCGCATAGGGGTTCTGCGGGAAGTAATTGCCCGCTACAGGTGTCGAGCTGTAACCAGTGCTTCCAGTGGAACCTCCGAACAGCGATCCTAGGCCAGCCGCAGCGCCGGGATAACCGGACAAGAGGCCCGCGCCGGCAATCCCAAGCCCTGCAATCTGACTAAGCAAATTAGGGCCGGGGCTCGTCGTGGTCGCCGTGCCCTGCGTCGTGCCGCCCAATGCGCCGGCTGCGGGGATGTCGATCCCAGCGAGGAACTGCGCTTGCTGGTAGGGATATGCTAGTTGCTGCTGGTATTGCTGGTAGGCTGCATTCAGCCCAGCTTGGCTGGTTTGCTGCTCTAGGCCGCCCGCCCCGATTTGAGCTTGCGCGCCCTGTAGCGCTGCGTTTTGCGCTTCCCCGCCCAAGTTGCCATAGGTGTATGCAGCCTGACTTTGGGCCGCCCGATCGGCCTGCGCTGCCGATAGGGCTTGATTGTAATTCTGGCTTTGCAGCCCGGCCAAAGTCGCGCCGGAAGCAAGCCCCTGTTGCCGCGCCAACTCGGATTGCGCTACGCCGACGCGGTCGCCGCCGAGCGCGCCCTGTAGGGCCGCATTGCCGAGAACTTGCTGCTGTTGCTGCCCGTTGGTTTCATTGATGTTCGCCATCGTCGAGTTGATGACGTTTTGCTGAAACGGATTGAGATAAGAGGAAATTTGATTAGCTGTAATCGGGGCCGCGCCAGAAGTCGCATAGTTCGCCGCTTGATTGATGTATGGCTGTGCCGTTCCAACGGCCGCGTTCGTGTTGGCAATCCCGCTTTGCTGAGTTGACGAAAGAGGGGAGACCAACTGCCCGGTATAGGCTTGATACGGAGTTGACGCAGCGTTTGACGCCAAGCCGAGAATGCTTTGCAGAGATTGTTGCGCAGCGGAACTCGGCGCGTAGCTGCTGCTGCTTTGCTGCGTCGTGGTATTGGTCTTGCCGCCCATATCAGTGTGACCTTTCGCGCCGGTCTTCGAGGATCACGTCCTCGGGAGGCGGATAAACAAAAAAGCTCCCGCACTCGGAAAGCTGTTGCCGATATAGACGTACTTTGGCCGCTGTTCTTTTCGTGCTGATTACGCCGATGATTAGTTTAGTCTTGAGCCGATCGGCAAGCGCCTTGGCATAGGAGATAAGCGCTTTCGAATGACCGGACGATCGGTGCTCTGGATGCACGAAGTTGAAAAACTCATCAAGCGTCCAATCGTCCGAGTACCATTGCGAACCTATACCCATCATGATCGCGCCTTCCAGCGCGACTGGCGCTCCAATCACGCCAATAAACCCGCGCCAGCCGAGATCATCCGGGCTGATCTTCTCGGGATGCAGACACCTATCAAGGTGATACCTGACTTTTCGCTCGGACATTTTGCCAATGCCATTTTCGGCATGTAGCATGTTCATCAATATCCAAAGCTGACTTTCATCGGCCGGCGATGCGGGACGAACGATTGAGGAGGAGGTCATTACGTTTCTCTAAAAACCCGACAATAAGCTGCGATGACATTCTATCCGGTATCCCTTGTACATTTGCGACACGTCTTCAGATCAATATCTTCTCCTTCGTCAAATTGAGTGACGATTGCGGTATCGCGTACATCAATTTCCAATGGAACGCGCCAATAGATCGGTCCTTTTCGGTATCTAAAGTAATCATTCAATTGGTCAATCATCTTCCTGGCGCATAAGTGTTTGATAATTTTATTATCTGCCGGGCGGCATGTTTTATGTGAATGGATTTCAACATAATCATGCTCTCCCTGCTTTCCTTCTCGCTGGTCAGGAAGTTTATTAATCCAGCGCCGAAGTTCCATGAAGGAAGGATGCCACAAGTGAGGAATCGTAAATTCATTCACCGTCTCGATTGATTCAACCGTCTTTACGTCGTCATGCGGAAAAAGCATTTTCAAACCCTCATTTCTTTTTCGGCCCAGGAAGTGATTTTAGTTTCTTGACTGTCTTAGCGCGCGTGTGTTTCACGAAGGCATCGAGGATATCATGGCCTCTCTGCATGTCGCCTTTGCCGATTTGCAAAACGATATGAGGCGGAATTATCATTTCACCTCCCGCCGCGACGATATCGACCGGGCCAGACCCGCCGCGGGCAAACTTGGGCGGCCTTGGAGCGTTCATTAACTTCGGCATTTGCGGCCGAACACTGTGAATATGTGGCATGGTCGATCCATATGGACCCATGCCGAACAGTCTGGACAGGGAATGCGCGCCTGCGAGGCTGTTGCCCTGACCTACCGCCGACACCGTATCGGCCGGCAGGACATAGCTTCCTCCCTTGACGCCCATCGGCAACCGATCGGTTCGTCCCGGAACCGGGGAATGAATGAACCCGGAATGCTCCAGATTCCATGCCCCCGATCGAGCGTAGAACGGGAGTACGTTCCCGCCGCTGGCGTATTTTTCGCCGTTTTTCATTCCATATTTCCTCAAAATGTCGATTAAACGATCATTGTGAATGATCACATCTTTGTCTGAAGTGACAATTCCAGGGATTCCGTTTTTATCGAGATATTTTCTAGCGCCTTGTTGATTTGTAGAAATAGTCGGATCGTTCAATATCTCTCGCCATTTCGGCGTATCGACATTCAGCAAAGTTTCCATGGCATCTTTGCCAGTAAGTCTCTTTCGCATAAAAGACGGAAGGTCCGCCCCCGGATCAATGCCGGCCGCATCTAGCGCGGCTTGCACATGCGGTTGTTTAGAGAGTGGCTCGTCCCAATGCAGCATTGTTGCCGGATCAGCCGCAATATCGGCCTCATAAACTTTACCAGATGGAAAATACTGTTGTTGAATTGCCGCGGCTTTTGGTTCCTGTTGCGTAAAATAAATTCCCTCTCCGCGGTAGTTATGACCGATGCCAGTACCAACCTTGCTCATATCGAATGCATCAAAGTCATGTGGTGATGCATGATAGGCCCGCATGCCGCTACCAAGCACGGTCCCGGGACCAGCCCCTCCACCTCGCGGGGCTTCTGTGATCATTTGTGCTAGACCGATTGCCCGGTTCATTCCCTCATCACTGGTCGGATCGAGATTGCCTTTCCAGACTTCACCCGGAACCGATAATGCGCTGACCGCATTCTGTCCGAGGCCGTATAGCTTTTGCGCCACGTAATTCGAGAACGGATTATCAGCGATCGGATTAGGATTCCCCGGCGACATGACCGGATCAACAGTACCGCCGTCATCGAACCCGCGCTGAACCCGGTAAGCCGCGGCAAGCGCTTGCTTTTGCGGATGACCGGCCTTGATCATCTCGGAGACATTTTGGTGAAATGCCTGCTCTGATTTAGATTTATTGAGTGGCATATCAGTTCACCAGATAATAGAGAAACGTTTCGGTGCCCGCCGCGGCGGCGCCGCTGGCTGTCGAGACGACAAATCCGGACCCCGGCGTAAGCGTAGAGACGTAGGGAGATTTTGTACTGCCGATCAGAGTTCCGGCGCTTGCGTTGGTCGGGATTATAACCACGCCTCTCGTGGCAGAGGTGACGTTAGTCTCCGATACCGATACTGTTGCCGACGCTCCGAATGTGAATGTCCCAATAACGCGCGGGAACAAGCTGGCGACCAACTGATAGAGGTTGCCTAGCTGGACGCTGATATTCTTCGTCGCGGTGATTAAATCGGTAAGGCTTCCGCCTCCCATTTGCGTAAATGAATTAGGATCGCTCATCGCCGGCCATCAACTCCCCAACGATATCGAGGCAGCCCCATGCGCCAGAAACTACCGACATCCGTGCTTTCAATCCGCCATTTCAGCATTCGTCCGCGAAGCCTTGTCGAAACATACTGCGATGCCTGCATGACCGTATAAGGACCAGCAATCATGGGCGTGGCAGTCGGATAATCGACCATGGTAAGCATCATCTGGACATTCGCGCCCTGCGATCCGTTGAACAATCCCCATTTCATGTCAGGAATGAACTGATCGACAAAGGCAAAATTTTCCGCGTCTCCAATGATTGCAAAGCCGCTCTCGAAGAATGAATCCATTGCTTGCCCGTCAGCGTCGAGGCTGGTTTCATGCTGAAAGATCAACTTTTGCGCCGATGCGCCAACCGGAGGGCCCAGAATGCCCTGATCGATCCATGCCGTGCGGGACAGCGTCCCATAGTCCCATGGCGTATTTGGTTCTGAGAGGTTTACCTTGACGTATTTATCGCACTCGCCCGTGCCACCGGAAAGAGAAGGATAATAGAACGCCACCTCATTGAAACCGCTGTTCGATGCCGCGACGCATTTGTTTTGATGTGCCGTATCCAAGTCCTGGAACACGACATCCCATACCGAGCACGGAAGCACGGTCGCGCCGCTCGAAGTGAGCATGTAGAAGTTTTCCTGGCTCATCCAGAACACGGAACCGCGCAAAGTTGTCATGGCGTGCGGCCCGACTAGACCGCAGCCGAAACCAATCTGGTTGAACGAGAAAATCAGCGGGTAGCCGATGTACTGCATCGCCCATATGCCGACATCTGTCCAAATTAATCCCTGTTGTGCGGCTTGCAATGCTCCAATGATGGCTGATCCAGTAGGGATATGAAAGTCGCCGGCTTGCGTTTGCGAGGTAACTGTCCAATTGGTGAAGTCGAGAATGTTAGACCAGCGTACCAACAGAGGGTCTTGTTGCGTACTGCCGATCGGCGTTGAGCCATAGGCGACAAGTATCTGCTCTGGCATTGCGACGAAAATGCCACTGTTGAATGCCGGGGCGGTTGCGACCAAGGCGAGGTTGCCAAATCCAGAGTTAGGCTCCCATGAATAGATGCCGCCATTCTTGGGACAAGCGACAACAATCTCGCCCCAGTTATCGATTGTCCAATCCGTTGTCGTGATTGGTGTTCCGGTATCTGGAGACGGAATAACGCCCGTTCCATAACCGCCGTCGCCGTATCCTCCGAGGCCATATCCAGATCCAACGGGAGGGGGTCCAAGTGAGATGTAGTAAACGAACTCCACATCACCGCCATTCATATCGAACGTAGCCGTTGACGTGGCTTGATTGCTTGCCGTGATCGTGAAGGTGTTCACGCTGCCGACGGCGTTGACGATATAGCCGCCCTGAATTGTTACTCCGCCGCCCGTGGTCGGAATGACAAAGTCGAACCTATCTCCTACCAACTGCCCATGATCGTTGAGAGTGACGGTAACAGTTGCCGAATCCAAGGTTGTGTCGAACTGTGGAACCGCACCGCCTGTAGTTACGGGAGCAGTTGCCGGAGTGGCCGTGTCGATCTGATACTGATTTGCCCCGGTTATGTTGATGATCGGATAAAGGCCATTGACGATAATTCCGCCTACCGACACCGGCGTATTGAGAAATACCGCGTCGAATGTGGTCAAGTTGCTTGTGTTGGAATCGTCAATGGTGACGATTGATGATCCGATAGTCGTGGTAAAGCTCGGAGCAACATCGGAGATTGAAGTCTGCGGAGTAAGGTCGATCAGAGACCCGGCCGTGATAACTCCGAATTGAGTAGAGGTGCCTACCGCGAGATGCTTGATGCTGTTCAAATCCTCCCATGCATGCAGGCACCTCGGAATGTCCGATAGAACATTGAGATAGTACCGCGTCCATCCACCCAGCTTTTCGACTAGGCCGCCACGATGGCGGATAAGATTACTGGCCGATATGCCGGTCGTGTTTAGTGTCGGCGTCCATTCCGAGTTGACGCCTGGAATAAGTCTAAGGTCGGCAAACGGCATAGGATCAGGCTCGCGGTGGCGTGGCGATTGGCGCTGGTTGCATACTGGTCCAGCCTTGTGCGGCGTACTTCTTGCGATTTTCCTCCGTGTTGGCCGAACTGAATGCGGCTTGATACTTGGCTTCCCAGGTCATTGCCATCTTCGGATCGTCTGCCGCCGCGCCGTAGTTTTTGAGATAGCCTGCGCTAAAGACCATGGCCGCATCAAAGAAAAGATCAGGAAGGTAGAGCGTTAGATACGTTGTCGTGTTGATTGCCGACAACGGTATCGGCCGGATCGTTCCAATCACCTCGATCGTATAGCCAGCATCGGGAGGTGGCCCGACGATGATAGTCTGGTCGGTTATCATGCCGTAGTATTTCGGGACGGACGGCGTGGTAGGAGCCGTTTCGCTTCCCCATACCGCATCAATGAAATCGCGCGTTGTTGCGACCAGTTGATTGGGGTTGTTCGTGGTCATGACCGGAGTATAGACATTGAACCCGTTGGTCACCACGAAGCGACCAGAGGCCGGAATTGGCAATGTGAAGTTTCGGCTGTTGGCGGTAAGCGTAGTCGAGGAATCCCTCACCACGGTCGAAAGCAAGTCCAGCTCGCGATAGCAGCGTTGTTCCGCGTCATCGATAATGCTCGGCAATTCGGTCACAAAATTAGGATCGGTCGGTGGCAGAACAAGCGTGTTCGCCAGTGCCGTGACGAATGTCGAGTAGGTGTAGGACATTGATTATCCGGATCAGGTGATGTTGAAGTTTCCGACGTTTACAATGTGAGAACTTCCGCCAGTGATACTCACTCCAGAGAATCCATAACTTCCTATCACGGTAAAGTTTCCACCAGTCGAAGCATTCAATGCTACATTTCCGCCCATTTCACATGCGGAGAAACAAGTCCATACCGCATGATCGACAGTGCTTGGTTGAGAAAAGACGCATCCTTCAAATACCGTCAATGCTTGCCCGAATGCCGTATCGTTGATTTCGACTGCATGAGTGTAAAATCCGCTAAAGTCGCACTGTAAAAAATGGTTCTCCTGCACGGCATTGGCAACGGACGCATCCTGTCTATAACCAGCAGTTGCCGTATATGATCCATCCCCCTGATCGAATTTGTTTCGTATGTACCAATTGGCAGAGGTGGAAAACAGCATATAATCATAGCCCCGAATTACACAATTTTCGACTAGACAATCCGTGCCTTCCATGAAAAGCGCCGCATGTCCACCTAATATATTGCAATCCCTGATTACGTTTCCTAAACCAAAGACGTGAACAACATTATTAGTTGGATGAGAGACTTGATTGACAATTGAAATGTTTATAAGTCCAGCATAAAAGCAAGTACTGTCAAAAGTAACAGTCGTCACGGTATCGACATTTGTAAAAAGAGCCGTTCCGCGTTCATGGCCGGAGCCCCACAATTGAACTGATTGTTTCAATACAATTCCACCAGGAATGTAATAACTTCCAGGAGGAACCAACAAGACGCCACCGGCTCCTAAATTTGCCGCCATTGCATCAATGGCGGCTTGAAAAGCCGCGGTGTCGTCGGTTCCGCCGTCTCCGACTACACCAAACGCTTTGACCGACACATACGGAAGCGGACTTCCGCTTGCCAGCGACGTACCAATTATCTGATTGGATACCCTTGCCGTCCCGACAACGTCGAGAGGTTCACCGGGAGAAGTCGTGCCGATGCCGACATTGCCCGACCCATCGATTGCAACATGATAGGTTCCCTGCGTTGCGAACAGCAATCCGCCGCCAACAACATTAGCTATTGTTGCGCTAAAAGTAGCTCCATCAACAAAGTCGATGGCGCTTCCGAAATTATTCGTACTTTGATGTGATGTAAGTATTAAACTATTAACTCCGGTAGTTGTCTCAAAAATTCCTGCGGTTCCGGAAGAATCCAGCACATGAAACTTGGCAGATGGCGACATCGTGCCGACGCCGACATTGCCGCCAGTGAAAGCCATACTTGGAAGAGTATTGCTGTTAGCAATATCATAAATTCCGAGTACATCAACTCCGCCGCCGCCGCCATCGCTGTCGAGTCCGAAAAAGTATTTGAAAACTCCAGCCGTCTGATATCCAATAATAGCATAATTTCCAGACGTATTTGCAGCACGATTAATTACCATTTGCGCATTAGTTGCTGAAATGGTTTGAACCGAACCATTGAATGTCAGGGCACTCGAAACTCCAAACACTCCTGATCCATTGGTGAATGGAATTCGATTGGCCGTCGTTGCAGCAAGTTGACCAACGCTATAATCGCCAGTGGCCGGAACAACCGCGCCGGTCCTGGTATTGAAAGATGAAACACTGCCTACCGATCCAATAGAGCCTACCGTTGCATTCTTGTAAGCCGATGCCGCCGCATCCCAGATCAGAACAAGATCACTTGCACCACTAGGCGAGGCTTTGTTCGCCAATGCCGTGATGTTATAATTTAGGGTCAAATCTGCTGAAAGCGCCCCGCCGCCGGTAAGCCCGGTCGCCGTATTGACCGCTCGAGTGGTCGGAACTGCACCGATTGCAGCCGGCGTAATCGTGGTCGGAGCCGCGGCCGTAATACGGCCTTGCTGGTCCACGGTAAACGTGCTGACCGCCGACGCAGTACCATAGGAACCGGGAGTTACCGCGGTGTTAGCCAGCGTAAAGGTTCGATCGGCCGATAGGTCGCCGCCTCCGGTCAGCCCCGTGCCCGCGGTGAGCGTTCGGCTCGTTGGCACCACGCCAAGGCCAGAAACCGAGATTGCCACGCTGGACGCAGAGGTAATTTGCCCCTGCGTATTGACCGCCACCTGGGCGACGTGCGTGCTATCGCCGTAGGTAGAGGCCCCAACCCCGGTTGCCGTAATGGCAAACGAACGATCGGCGGAAAGATCACCGCCACCCGTCAAGCCCGTGCCTGCCGACAAGGTCCGCGTAGTCGGAACCGCCCCGATGGCGGCCGGCGTAATGGTAGCATTCGAGGCCGCGGTCAGCCGGCCTTGGGCGTCTACCGTGAACGTGGGTGATTGCGAGGACGAGCCGTAGGAGGTCGCCACGACTGCGGTATTGGCCAGAGAGAGCGTCAGCGTTCCCGAGGTGGTGATTGTGCCGCCGCCCGAAAGGGCTGTCCCTGCGGTAATCCCGACGCTTGTGACGGTGCCAGTTGTCGCCCATCCGGTCGCAAAGTCCGCATTGCTGGTCTTGACCAGACCTTGCCCGGTCGTTCCGCCAGCCGGTACTGCGCCTGATCCCGCGGTCGCTTCCGCTATGGTCGAATAGTACGTGTTGCCATCACTGGAATTGTAAAGCGCCAGCCGATAGGTTGTCGCGTCCGGGGAGACCTGATGCGTCAGGCCGCCGATCGACTTGTAGAAGTTGGCAAGCGTAGCCTTGGCGGGAGTGTCTCCCGATGAATCGTTGATGACCACGGCATCGGCGGCAACCGGATCGGTCTTTTCCGTAAGAACGTCCGGGTTCATCGAAAGGCTTAGATTGGCGTTGAGCATCCCGCCACCTGCCAACCCGCCAGAATTCGGCGTGCTGATAGTGCGCGTTGACGGAACGCTTCCCGCTCCTCCCGAGGCAAAGTCGGCAATCTGCGTTGCAGTAACGGACTGAGAAACGCCACTGTTAGACGTTTCGAAAAGAGTAGTACCGCTAAGACTGCCGACAAGTGGCGGCAGTGCGGGAATGGTGCCGGGTACCGGATCGGACATCAATTGAATCCTGGTGTCGTGTTGATTTCGAGAATTCTCGTTATGCCGTCATCCGTAAGGCGCACGACGAGATTATCCTGAATGCGGTTGCTCGGGACTTCCGCGCTGTACATTTCCGGCCGCGGGTTGAGAACGGGAACCGGATCTGGAGGAAGAATAAGTGTGCGAAGTTGTATCTGCGGAACATCGAGACAAGTGCGCGTGCAAACTAAAAGCCGAAGGTTGACGAGACGATTGCCCTGCCATTGGTTCTGCCATCTCAAATCGCGGAGATTGTAAGTCATCCCGCATCGATCGCACACTCCTAGAGCGCGAGGCGAAGTCGAGCTGACAAAGCCACGGCCGGTTGGATGTAGCGGACCACTCATCCCACTCTCGCAAACTCTTTCCCGAACACTTCAGCCGCTTTGCGTAAATACGCCTCAGACGCCTCATTAGGATCATCGAAAATCCCTACATAGAAAGTAATTCTCTTACCATTTATTGTCGCTCCTATCGCCGCCTCATAGCGACCGCTCTTCCTTAAACGTACACCCTTATATCCAGATTTATTGCGAGGAGGACAACGCATATTTGCGTTATTCTGCGTCTGGTTTACTTCGCGTAAGTTTAAAATTCGATTGTTTTTCCTGTTAGTATCCTTGTGATCGATATCCTGAGATGGCCAAACACCATTTTGATACAGCCACGCTAGTTGCTGCGCATAATATTGCTTGTCGTTTATTGTTATAACAATGTAGCCCTTATTATTCACACATCCAGCGACTCCCTTAGCTCTCCTCCACCGACGCTCTTTCCATATAAATATTCCGGTATCTGGATCGTAATCCAGATGTTCACGAAGCGAAGCTGCATCAAGCATCTCTCGCTTCTCTGTATTGTTTCTTTTGTCACTCATGAGTAGTAACTTTGCACTCCAGGGACTATGTATGTAGGAACATTCTCCGTGTCCTGAGTGGCCGCAATCTGCCACGCCCGCTGATAGTCAGTACCGCGCAACTGTTCTAATTGCGGCGCGTAGATGCGCGACAGACGATGCGAAAGCCCCGACACGAATGCGTCATACCAGCGGTATTGAATTTCTGGCTGTTGCGCTTGCGTGTAGTTTGCGTCCTGCGTTCGCCGGCAACGGTAATAACTTAGAACGTCCGTGCTGTCATTCGGCACGGCCCATAGCGTGATCGTCGGGGCCACAAGCCGGTCGAACCAAAACACAGACGGCGTGTTCTGAATTGTCTTGTCGGGATAGGACGCATATTCCGACCGTGAAATCGGGAAGATCAGCCGATCGGTAGCACCGGATGGTGTGATGTAGGCATCCAGGATCATGACCGTTGTAGGATCGACTGCATAGGTTGCCGTGCCTGCGACCAACGCCGTTGTCACAAGGTCAACTTCCCACAAGTTGACTTGCAAATTTGCCCATTCAACCAGGAGGAGGTTGGTTTCCATCCGGGCATTGATGAGATGCTCCGCGAGTATTTCAGGACGGCGGATTTGAAGCCTCGCGAACGCGGATAGAACAACCTCGCCAACCGAAGGTGCAAAAGTGAAAGTCCCGGAGGTTGCCATGATTGATGACTTTACGAATGAAGCCGCAAGCGAAGCGGTACGACGGCAGGAGCCGAGGATACAATTCCAAGGTCAGTTGCAATCTCAAGCGTTACGGTTCCTGTTCCCGATGCGCTAGACATTGATGCAGTCAGTTGATTATCTACCAGCCAAACACTTCCGCCGTTTGGCAAATCAAGATTACTGTCCGCCCCCGCAGCTCCAGTGACCCCCGATGGGGTAATTGTCCTCACCCCAGGAACCGTCATATCAATGGACATTGGATAGGTGGCTTGGGTATTTTGGGGCTTATAGATAACAAATGGATCATCTAGGGTGAACGTACCCGCAGAATATCCAGAAGTGACAGTTACCTTGATACTTACCACCTGACCATCGATTTTGATTTGATGGTCGGGATTCTCAAATCCGATATCCCCCGAATAGGTCTCTTTCCATTGAGAAAACATCGGTCTTGAGGGAGTGACATTAGACCACGAAACCGCATCATCACATCCAGTACACCCCGAAAAGGTGAAGTTTACAGGCGGAGCGGCGTTTGCTGAGATAGTTGTCGCGGGGGATACCGGAGACGGGAATCCTCCACTCTGATCCGTCTGAATATAAAGCGTAGTTCCATCATCATAAATATCAAGCACCTTAAACGCCGTATTCTCGATACTTGTCCTACTGCCAATATAAAAATAACGGTTTGGAGTAGCCCATTGTGGAGGCTCTCCCGTACCCCCACTAAGTGCCCGAGAAATAATTCCCCCCGACATGGAGTATCCACCGGACCCTGTTAAGTCAGTCTCTTTAACCCCCCCAACAATCAATTGACCGGCGAAGGTTGAATCGCTGATATTGGCCGAGTCACAAACTGAGTATGATGTTGGACCTAAGTTTACTTCAGTAGGAAATGCACTATTGGTGGCGGTTAGATTTCTAGGAGTTCCGTTAAGTTCAAACGTGATTGTGACATTGTCGAAAACAAGATTATTTGGCTGAGAACTAAATACAATAAACCCCCGAACCGTTGAATTTGACAGCGAGAATGTTTCAGTTCCCTTGTCTAACTCCCATAAGATATCGCAAGTGATCCCACTCATGGTGAGACTGCGCTGCATCGAGCAATTCAAACCAAAAGCTTCGAATGTTGAGTTATTGACAGTAATGTCCTTTCCACCCGCATTCATCACTGTCGGAGTTGACCGAAAATTTACATCGTTCCAAACCTGCGTATTGTTCCAATTTTGATTGATTAGATACAACGTCGCAGGGCCACCAAGACTGAAGGAGCCACCCGTATAAGTGGGTGCCCCAGTTCCGGGAGTTCCAGCGGACCATTGAGGCCAAGTCGATTTATAAGAGTTTTTGAGAGGTGCCGAGAGTGTAACGGTATGAGCGCTCGTATCTATTGAACTGATATAAACCCACTCATTGAAATAGAGATTTGGTGGATTGCCAAATCCCTGAATATCATAACCCGTCATCCATGCCCAGGTATTCGCGGTGTACTTTGATTCGTCCCCTGGAGTCACAAAATGCAGAACTGTTTGTCCAGCACTAATAGTCTGGATCAAACTCTCGGCTGTGTTGTCATTGAAAAGAGGAACGCCATTTATGTTAAGAGTACAACCATTGCCGGAACCTAACATATCAGTAAGAACCGGACTGCCGGAGCCGTTGACTGTTAAGCTGTTAAGACCAAGTCCAATTTGAGTTCCGCTTCCACTGCGAGCAAAACAATATCGTCCAGCAGGAATTATCAGAACACAATCTAACCCGGCCTGATCGGTATTCATATCCAGAAACGCGCCGGAGTCGTCAGTGCCCCACTCAACCTGCTTACTGGCTGATGCATAGGTTTGAGTTGCGTTCTGATCGAGAACTATTGTCTGCTGACCGACCGAAAAACTACCTACAGAGTTTATCGTACAAAGTAATGCGCCATCTGGATTCCCACCAGATGCCGGTATCCAATCCTGTACAGCGATTTTCTTGCTTACGTCCCCGCCAGAAAATGTGTTAGAGAAGATGACAAGATTTGAACTGCCAGATACAAACGACACAGTTAAAGTTTGAAGCTGACCATCACCAACAGCACCGTAATCGGTTTTAATATTTTTTGACATTTGTTATTACCAATTGCTATAGCCACTAGGAACTGAATGTACATATGACGAGCCGCCGAAATTCGCTGTCCACACGTCACCATTGGCTTCGCCCTCCACCGCAGCAAAAATAGCCCCGGTTATTGGAGGGGTCCCAATGACCCCACCACCAACACCTGTGGCCGGATCACCAGTTGGATGAGTATTCCAATCCCCGGCATTTTTTCGGAACCATACCAATCCCGCACCTAAATCCACAGCCATACTGATAATGTCGCCGGTTGTATAGGTTGGGATAATCACGCCCGAACAATTAAAAGCGCTACTATCCCCGTAAACAGCAAGGCTGTTGGCATTATTGCCAAGAAACGAACCTCCATCAGGCACAAACGAAGAATTACAGAGGCCAACGCCGTCGTTACCACCACCTGATGCTGAATTAGTAAGCGTGAACTCTGCATAATATTGGCCGGTCGAGTGTGAGGCAATCGATGTCACCGCTGTAGCGTTTCCTGAACCGGAGCCAGATGTAGCAATTAAATTCCCCCCAGACAACGTAATGTGCGTACTCTTATTTGATGGATTAAATGTAGTAGTCGTGCCACCACCACTAACCACCCTCCCCCAGCCAGCGTTGTTCCATCCGACCGTCGAGGACCAGCCCATAGGCTAAATCCAATCAATCGCGCCGGTGAGATCGCCGGCCGCAACTGCCGTTGTGTCGCTGTCCGCCTGAAGTTTAGTTATCCCGTAGGATACACCTGTCCCAAGCCATTTTCCGTATCTGAATGATTTCGAGTAACCAGTTCCGGCAGCAATAGGGATTGTCCAGACTGGAGTATCTGATCCAACGGTCGGGGATGTTGCGTTGTAAATCTTCATAAAAACAGAATACGCAGCGACATTGAAAACATCAATTTCAACCATGGCTCCCGCCGACGCCTTCAAAACGACCGCAGAGGGAGTTCCGCTGGCCGAAACAACGCGCGAGGATGTTGCCCCGTTCGACTGAGACTGAATCTTGTTCGAAACAGGCTGATCGGTCGGCAAGCAAACTTGCTGCGCGTTTTCGGAAGATATGGTTGCAAATGCTGATAACAGATTTGAAAGCTGACTGGAATCAACCGACACCGTTCCGATGTTCACCCCGGAATTAGTTGTCAACTTTCCAATAGCATTGGTCCCGGCCGCAAGTGTGACCTGCCCGGTACTATCGCTTGCGATCGTAACTCGTTGAACGCCAGTACCGGAAACGCCGTTGCCCATCGTGGTGGCAACGCCATTCATCTCGGCAACATTGACCGATATGTTGCTTGCCGTTGAGCCGTCAAGGCTCACACTAAGCTGGTTGGACGAATTGACGTTTGCACCACGCTCGTTTCCACCCGCATCACGAATTGTCGTGTATTGATTGCGGTTAGCCGACATCCGCACAAAGCCGAAACTATTCTCCGTAATAGAAGTCGGCGTTACGTCATCGAAGCAAGCGGCCATAGGTGAGTTAACGCCAGCATTGGCACTGGCGGAATTCATAGTCGAAACTGGAGCAGTTGCAGACGCTACTTGAGTCGCGAAAGTGCCAGTGCCGACCACAGTCGCATTCAGGCTTGCCGCAGTGGCTTGCGTGACTGCGGTAGTCGAACCGCTGTCGGCGATAACATGGCCGACTACGTTCGCGCCGGCTGCAAGTTTAATCTGTCCAGTGCTGTCACTTGCAATTGTAACTCGTTGAACGCCAGTGCCAGAGACGCCATTGCCCATAGTAACGGCGACACCATTAATTTCGGCAGTATTAGTCGATATGTTGCTCGCTGTTGAACCATCGATGCTCACACTGAGCTGATTAGACGAGTTGACGTTGACGCCGCGTTCGTTGCCGGCCGCATCGCGAATCGTTGCGTATTGATTTCGGTTCGCCGACATTCGAATGAAACCGAAGCTATTCTCCGAAATTGCAGTCGGTGACACATCATCAAAACAAGCCGCCATCGGCGCGTTCACGCCGGCATTTGCGCTTGCCGAGTTCATCGTTGAAACGGGAGCGGTAGCAGACGCCACCTGCGATGCGAAAGTGCCTGTTCCGACCACGGTAGCGTTCAAACTCGCGGCCGTGGCCTGAGTTACGGCGATCGTCTGCCCCGACGCAATCTTGGCAATCGTTCTGAGATCGCCAGTCAGATTTTGACTAAGAGGATTTTGCGTTCCATCTGTATAAGACGGCGCAGAAGTCGTGGCCTCTGCCGAGCTATTAAGGGTGCCACTGAATGACGCTGTTGTTAGAAGATTACCAGCGTCATCGACTTGCAGCGCTACTTGCTGTCCGTTGGTAAGCGAAGGCGGGGATGAATTAAAAACACCGGCAGTAAGAATAGACCCCGTTTGCGCTGTACCAGGACTTATAGGACCACTCCCAACGGCAAGCGTTCTGAGATTGCCGGTCAGGGTTTGACTAAGAGGATTTGAGGTTCCTTCGCTATAGGACGGTGCGGAAGCCGTCGCATTGGCCGCAGTATCAACAGTGCCGCTGAATGACGCCGTTGTAAGAAGGTTTCCAGCATCATCAACTTGAAGTGCAACTTGCTGACCATCAGTCAGCGTCGGAGGAGACGAATTGAAGATACCAGCAGTAAGAATTGAGCCTGTTTGCGCCGTATCGGGCTGCACCGGACCATTGCCGGCGACTGCCAGATTTCCGAGACCATCAACCGCGGCGATATTGACGCCGTTTACGCCAAGGATTTTAACCGTTCCGATCTGCACGTCGCTTCCCGACAACTCAACAGGAAGCGGATTGGTAGCAGTGGCCGGCGTCTCGGTGTCAACTCCGAGAAGCAATGCCTTAATGGCGTCTGACATTTTATATTATCTTCCAGAGATGCCGGCTTGCAGGATTATCAGTTCCGCTGATCCGGTACCTGAATTGATAGTCAGGCGAACCGCAGCAACCGGGATGATGATGTTGCTATCGAGCGTAGTCGCCTTTGACGCAAGCGCGCTTACCGAAAACGGAACCGGAAAGCCAAGCGGATCAGGATAGGTGTTGGTCGGATCGCTGTAGGTGTATTCGACCGTGTAGTTCACAGTCCCAGTTACGATTACCGCCAAGCCGATATTGATCGGCGTTACGTGCCAGTTGACCAGCTTCCAGGGCGATGAGCCTATGCTGCTCGTGCCGGCCGTAATTGCGGCCGCCGTAGCGCCAGAAACCGCAATACGGGTAATAGTCTTGAAGTCCTGCGTGGTCGAAACCGTGTAGGGCGATGCATTGCCGCCAGCGACAATCTCTTGCAGTGCTGACCCGCCCTGCGTGGTCCCATAGACCGTATATGAGATGGCACCGTCATTGCCATTGCCGGTGATGAGAACGCGCCGTGCCGTATCGAGCGTTGCCACACCGCCAGCCGCAGACGCGCCATTGATCGTCAAGTTGCCGGCTCCGAGCGGAGTCTGCGTCAAAGCGATAGCGTTCGCCGATGCTCCCGTTAGGGAATACTGGACGTATAATGGATTCATCAGTCTTTTCCGATTCCGGGAAACTTCCGATGTACTGCGGCGCGAACCTTGGCCTTTTCGGCCGGCGATCCGTTCTGCGACACGCGCGCTAGGGCATTCCTAGCGTGGTTTTTATCTTCGATTGGATATCGCCGAGTACCGGGAAAGACGAAACTCTTTCCCGGTAACTCTTTTCGTTCCTGATAGGTCAGGCGTCCGCCGTCTTTGTAACAACCGCCTCAACCATCCCCCGTGGAATCGGCCGACGTATTGTGCGCGGAAGTAAACGGGTTTTTGTCCGATCCGACGCGCCCGCCGCGGGCGCGCTTGTCCATACGCATCTTGGCCTTCTCGCCATGGACCTTGCCCATGTGCTTCTTGACCCGGCCGCCGCGCTTCTTTTCGTCGGCTTCCTTCGCGACGTTGGACTCGCCGCCGGCATAGTACACGCGCCCGCCCATTGCCTTCTTATGACGAGACTTCATTTCAAGCTCCTATCAAGTTGCCGCAACTGCGAGGCCAGACGTGTTGCCGGTCGGCACCGCGCCATCCACATAGATCGGACCAGTCGAGGCATAGACCGTCGCGCCGTGGCTGGAACAATACTGCAAGAGCACGGACCCGCCGGCCGAAGCATTGACCGTGAACGCAACGGTCATTGCCGTAGCACCGGAATCCGTGGAGTTGAGGAACGTACAGTTCTTGAATAGAGCAAACCGATCTATGCCGCCCGAGGCTACCAGCACATGCAGGTCGGCCGCATCGCTCACATCGGCGAGGAAGATGCAGCTATCGAACACATTGCGCGGAGTGTGATTGGTAAACTCCAGAGATGCATTCGCGCTAGTCGCCCGAACCACGGTATCGAGGCCGATCGTGCAGCGAGAGAACGTGTTCTCGCCCGTTGTTCCATCCACGACAAGAGACCGGCTTCCCGCTTGTGCCGCAGCCGTGGCATGACCCATGCCTGCGAAAAAGCAGTTCTCGTATCGGTTGCGCCCGCCGCTATCAATCCAGCAGATTTGCGTCGAGGCGTCGTTGAAACCGTGGAAGGTTCCGATGTTCTGGAAGATACATTCCGATCCGGTGACGTTGACCAGCGGCGAGAACACGGCCGATCCGGTTTGCGAAATGCGAGCACGCGCTTGGCTGTTGAGGGGAGGAGCAAGGCCAATCAGATGCGTCTTGCCCTTGCTCCATGCCACAGTGGCTGTAACGTGTACCGTGCCACTTAGAAACACGACATCGTTATTGCCATCAACGCAGAGCGCCAAAGCCTGCGTTAGCGTCTTGAGCGGGTCTTGCGGGCCTCCGGTGTTTCCATCGGAGCCGCCGGATTCGCTCACGAAAAAGTAGTTTCCCGTGAACGGTGGCAATCCGGAAACGCCGTAGAGTGGCATTCCGAATTGCCCGGAGATGTTCTCTCCACCTGTCGTGTAGGCCATGAAGTTGTCCTTTTATCCGCCGAAATCCCGCGGCGATCGTCGGGAGGCTTACGAAGTCGGGAAGCTCGCGTACATCGCGCGAGGATCGTCATAGTTGAATGATTCGCGCATGTAGCCCTTGACCAGCAAGTTGTCAGTCGAGAATTCGACCGACATATCGCTCTCGTAAGGAACGCGCGTCATGTGATTGAGGCCGCCCTTGCTGAGATCGGTCTTGAGGAACCATGCGAACTGCGACGTCAGATAATTCCAGACGGTATAGCCGTCAGGAATGCCGCCCTGTACCGACAGAATGGCATTGACATCGTTCATCGCAGTGCCCGGCCGTAGTTCGGTCTTCAGCAACCGGACCGCGATCGGTTCCAACTGGGATGGAACCACAAGCCGCTGCGCGTGCAGGTCCATCTTCTGATTGGCGTTGTCGACGAAATTGGCGTTGATCGCAACTTGTCCATTGAGCAGAGACGCCTCGTTGAGATCGACATCCGGCGATGGCCGGTTGGCGAACGTGGACCCAGTCACAGGATGCACGCCAAACAGCGAAACGCCATCGCCGCCGACCGTTGGATCAATCGTCGTGCCGTTATTGAGAACGGCCGCGGCGTTGATTTCGGAAGTGCGGTTGAATGCCTCCATCAATCCCATGACCGAGGGTCCGAAGTCTGACTTGTAGAGATTGTCATCGATCGCCGGGCGCGTGATGGCAAAGCCGACGCCCCACTCTAGGTGCTGCTGATTATAAACATAGAGCTGACCAGGAGTGTTATCGAAGGAAGTCGTGCCGCCTTCTGTCTTGAGCCGCGCCGTCGAGAGATAACGGGTAGCGGTCGATCGTTCTAGCGCAAGATTCGAATTGCGTGACTTGTAGATTAGGTCGCGCTTTTTCGGAAGCTGCGGATACTTTCCGGTGATCTCAAAGAGACCCGGCTGAAGGAAAGTATAAATCTGTGGGAGTGCGATAGGCATGGTTCAATGCTCCCTTAACCGACAGACGTGAGTTGCTTGCGGCTCCAATTATTTGGAGCAACAACAGCCCAGTTGTAGTTCGATGCGTTGTCGGTTCCGGGAGACCCCGGAGGAGCGACCTGCGACCAGAGACTGACGATACGAAACGGCAGAGTGTCGGTCGTATCGATCGTCCCCTGATGCAGAGAGTAGGCAGACTGTCCGCTTAGATTACTCCCCGTCCCAGTCGCCAACTGAATGTTGGCGTTGATATCGCCGAGCGCGATCGGAAGCAGGTCCGATTGCGCGACAAAAGTAAGGTCAGGATCGGTGATGATGTAGGCTTCGATATCTCCGGTCGAAGTCGCCGTGAGATAATTCGGCCGCCATACAGTCTGTCCGATCGTGGCGTTGAGGTACTTGCAACCCCAGAAAATGCCGGCGATCTGCACCGTGGATGCGGTCGCTACATCGATATACCCGGTATTGAGCGGAATAACCGCATCGCCCGTGTAGAAGTTGTGGGCGTTGTCCGATTTGATTTTCATGACGGTCAGCCCGAACGTGGGCGATCCGCCGTCTTGCCTGCCAAGCGGCTGAAAGCCGAATGGCGCATTGACATTGCTCATCGCGCATAGGCCCTGAGTTGCCGACCAATGTGCGAACCTCGCACCTCGATCGAACGGCTCTGTCACGGCCCGCGACAGCGATTAAATTGTATGGATTAGGGCGTCCCGCCCGAGCAGAGAGCAGCTAAAAGCTCAATCTGCCATCATTTCTTAAATCATCATAAGGCGTAAGTGGCCTCGACTGGTGGCCAGTTATTCCCCGGCTGTGGCCACTCCGCGCATCCGCGAAGCGTGGTACAAAGTTGCCGGGACAGATGTGTGCTGCATATCGAAACCTTGCACACCCACGCCCTATGATGATCACTCTTCGTCATCTTCCGGAATTGGTATATACCGCTCCGTCGATCTTCGCAAGCCCGTTACGCGGCGAGCGCTCGGATGCTGTGTATCGAGCTTGATTGCATCCGCAACACCGCCCAACATGCGCTCCTCGTTGCCGCGCACTGCCCGAAGGGCTGCCAGTTGCTCCTCCTCGCGCGCCTGCAGGGTCAATTCCATCGGCCGCCAGTAGAGGCCAAGCCCCTCGACCGTAATGTGTTCGGTCGCAGTCTCGGGCATGAACATGCCGGGGAACCAATCGGCCGGTACGGGCTCCCATCCATTGGCGAGAAAGCCTTGCACGCGCTGCATTTCAGGCTTGCCGGCGTTCTCATGAGTAATCCACTGGAGCGATACGCCGTCCGGGATGAGATTCGGCGGAATGTGGAATTTGTCGTAATGCGCGCCTGTGCGCGTGCGCGTCTTGCTCCGCGCCCGACCAAGAGCGTCATTGATCTTGCTTTCGCGTGCCGTCGCCGTGCGGATTGGCTCCTCGCGGAGCGGATGAAGGCGCGGCCGGCCGGGAGAGCGGCGCTGCGGAGGTGTCGGGCTTTCAAAAGTCGTTTCATCGGTCATTTGTTATTCCTCCTCACGTAGGAGTTCCATAAGTTCCGATATGGTCGGGTTGGAATACTTCAATTTTCGATAGTAGTTCATTTCCATGGTGTTCTCAATTGCTTCCGTGAGTTTTACTCCAGGCTTTGGCGCAATCTTAAAACTAGTGCCCCATTCATCGGTCATTGGTCAGATCCTCTCAGGCTCCAGGTTTGCGTAGCTTGTCAGGCACGGCATGGTTCTCTTGCGCCAACTTAGCCTTGTTGCGAGCATAGCCGGCAACCGTGCCATATCCATCCTGCTCCAGTTGCTTCGCAAATGCGTGCTCCTCCGCGGTTAGTTCGACCACAGAAGATGACGACTTGCCATTCGAATTCGGGACATCTCGGGAAACTGGGGCGGCCACAATGCGCGTCCTTTGCGGTTGACGTTCGGGCTCTGCCTCTGGCTCTGGTTCGGCATAACCCATGAACTGATCGAGGAACTGGAAATAGCCGTCCGTGCCGCGCTTGTGCCCGGCGCGAATGGCTCGAGCATAGGCCACGCTCAATTCCTGATTAAGGTTCGGATCGATCAGAACCTCCTTGTGCTCGGTCAGCCAGGATCGTTCCTTCGGAAGCAACTTCGGATCACTCGCAATCGCCGCATCGAGATCGACCGGGGCTTGTATTGGCCTTTCTTCCCTTTTGGCTTTGCGCTCGTCGGCCTCTGAATCAAACCGCGCCTTGGCTTCTTCAAGCCCAACCAGCCGGCTTGAAGCGCGCGCGAGCTTCCGGTAGGCATCTTTCGCGCCCTTGAAATCGCCGGCCTCATTAAGCCGTTCGATATCGTTGCTGGCCGCATCCTCTTCCTGTTGCGCGGCTGCAATAGCATTGGCGAGCGAATCCGCCTGTGCATCTTCGGCCGCTGACCGATGCTGCCGAACCTCTTGCGCCGCATCGCTGGCGCGCTTTTCAGCCTCTACACGCCGTCGCGTTTCTTCCGCAATCCGCGCTTCGGAAGTTTCCCGCGCCGTCTTGGCCGCTTCCAGCTGATCGGCCGCGACCTTTACCGCATCGTCGTCTGGTTCGGGAGCAGGCTCCGCTTTAACAATCTCGGGCTCGGGTTCTGCTATTGGCTGCGCCGGTGCAAGGTTGATTGCAATAGGCTCATCGCCCGGCACCGCGGCAATATCTTCCGGCTTGGAAAGTGCTCTTAGTTTGGGCATGGCCTCACCGCTTCTGATGCGTGATGATCGACGGATCGCTGATCTTCATATCGATCAAGGTGTCCTGGATCAGCCGGCAATCCGTGCCGTTGATCTGAAGCCGCCGCGTATTGCCGGGCTGAAACAACACCCAATCCCCCACCTCGACGTTCTGCCCGGCAAAAACATTGTCAGTGTCATCCGCAAAAGCCAGCGGACCTTTCTTGAGCACCACGCCCAACACGCTCTGCCAGACATCCTCCCGGATGTTCTGATCGGGTCGCCAGATGCCGCCCGCCGTCTTGGCCGGGGCGATGTAAACCCCGAGCAGCACGCGATTGGAGTAAACGTGCTCCTTGGACAAATCGCCAACCGCATCAAAGATAGCTTTCTTCGGATCGTCGGCCGAAGCCAACTGGTTCAACCGGCCGCCGATGTTTGCTTGCATAGTCAACTGAGAATCTCCTTAACCCGAGAAATCAACTGCGATTGATATAAGTTGTCATCAATTTCCGCCCTTGTAAAAAGCAATCGATCATTCGACCTTATTGATGCCTTTTGTGGTGAAATCCAGATGGAATCGTCGAAATGATTTATCCAGATGGCACCATCCCGGATATTTATGGATGGATCGTTTTTCAGTTTGTCTAACATAGATTGACGAATTTCTTCGATGGATATTGGCATTTTAGTGTACCGATCCTATCAAAAGTTTGAGTGAAGACTGAATACAATCCGAAAACCTGTGATCCAAAATCGCATCCGTCATTTCATCCGGCGAGGAAAACAACTGCGTTACATTCCCAGAATCCTCGCCCGCAATCTCGATGCCCATCCATATCGACCCATCGTCGATCGGAAAGAGATAGATAAGCGTCCTATCATCACCGTTTGGCATTCTTTCCGTAAGCCTTGATTTTTTCAAGCCGGCCTTCTCCGGAGAGCGACCCTGCGTGCATCTTCGGGAACGATTTGCGTCGGCCATCGAAATCCGGTCCTTTGCTCTCTGCCTTCATTCTCGCAGTTCGCTTTATAGCCTCGCCGGCATAAGGAATTTTCTTCACTTCATCATCTCCCTGTAACAGTCGTCCATGATCTTCTGCGCCAACTCAATTCCCGTCAACACACCCTCCCTTCGATTGAACTGAGAGAAATCCGCCGACCCTCTCAGTTCCAGGAAAGTCTCATGATGCGCCTCTTGCAGCCGCGTTCTGATCGACTGTAGAAGGGCGTCAATCACGCGGCGTTCCATCCGGAAGTCTAGTGATCGCCACATTCGCCCACATCGCATTGGAACGATGATCGCGAATGACAAGTATCTTATCAAGGCCTTCCGGTAATTCAGTTTCGAGAACCTGACCATATACCTTTGCAGCAAACATAACGCGAGCCATGCGATCAATCTGCTCGTCAGTCGGCTTTAGATATTCGTAAGTCGATGAATGCATCATATCACTTCCCCTTAGTGTACTTCTGCGAATTCTCGTCCGATCGCCTGGACCACGCCTTGGTATCGCGGCCCGCGATGTAATCAACCCGGCCGCCGGACTTGCGCACCATGCCGGGAACCGGAGGACCCCCTCCACCCCCGGCCGCCGCCGGGAAAGGAACCGGAGCAGCCGGGGGGATTCCGGATGGCGGAGGTAATCGGGGGGCTGAGGGCCCCGCCATCGGAACGGGAACGGGTACAGGCTGATCCTGGCCTTTCGGCGCAACGATCACGTTGACATTCGTATGCGGCTTCTTGTGCTCGCCGAGCATAGCTCGCATCTTCGATTTGTTGGATGTGGCGGCTTCGAATTTATGCGGGTGCATCGTCTGGTCCTCCTGGATCGCGCGTCGTATGACTGAGAACATCGTTCAGTTTGCGTTCTATTATTTTAGGTTTGATGGATTCGATCGCCCCTAGTATTTCATAGAAATTAAGTTCCGGCGTCGAGAGCAAATCGAAAATACTACCATTTCCGCCTACAGCGATAAGAACCACTGACTCGATATCTCCACGTTCCGCTCGATCGGCAAGCTCGCGAAGACTGTCGGCGATATCAGGACGCGATAATCCAGAAACGATATCGACGCCTGGAAGTAAATGCACCTCGCCCACGTTCTTACTGCCCCAAAACCGTGCCAGCCGCGGTCAGCGTATTACCGACCAACGGCTGCGCATCGGGATGAATGGCAATCTCAGCCGCAAGTCGCAGTACATCGTTCTGTTGCTGCAATGCGGCCAGCCGCTCCTTCGAGGCTCGATCGGCCGCGCTATCCTGCAACTTGGCCATTTCGATTTGGTTCTTTAGCCGCATGTCCATCAGGTTCATTTGCGCTTGCTGGTCGCCTTGCTTGGCCTTCAGTGTCAATTCCATCAACTTCGGATCAGGCGGTTGCTGTTGCGGTTGTGCCTGACTTTCATCCTTCAGCATACCCTCTGGATCAATTCCAATCACGCGCAAACAGAACTTCTCAACAGCCATCAAATCATAAGCATCCGGATGCTGTTGCGCCATAGCGCGCAAGGCTTGCGCGATCATAATGCGCTGGAAATGGGTAGGATTGTTCGGATCGGCAACCGGGATGAGGTCGTTATCTTCCAACGCCTTCAAAAACTGATCCTTTTTCCAAGGCATCGCCGGCTTTTTATTATGCCGCCAGAATGCCTCTGGATCTTCCTTGAATCGCTCTTTCAGCAACTTGAACTCCTCGCCCTGCGAGATGAACAGCCGCTTGTGAACGGTGTTTAGAACCTTCGTCGCCTGCTCTATCAATGCAATCGTCGTCCCTACCGGCGCGTCCTGCCGGCCTTCCCCGACATTCGTTTCCGCCGTTCCCCCGACCCGCTGCGCGACCTGTTCGAGGTGATCAATGAACGCCGCAAAACCGCCACTCAAATCGCTGTATGGCATCGGCATGACGGCGTCTTGAATCTTCATCCCATTCGTTTCGATCGGCTGAAACGATCCAGGTCCGACCCGGAAGTTGTTCGTGTTCTGCCGACCGGCTTGCTTCGCAATCAACCCGCCGGGAAAATTCTTCGCCATCCCGAGGTCGATTGCTTCCCGCCACGCCGCGGTCAGCGTCACAGCGAGATTGCCGAGAATATGCACCAGCCCAACTGCATAGAAACCCAAGGCCCGCACGAAGGGAAAGTCCACGAAGAACGTCTTGGGCATGCACAGAAAGTCGCCCTCGATCCAATTCCGCCTTACCGCCAACACGGCCCGCGACTGCCTCTCGATCGTCACCACATAAGGAACATGCAACCCGGTTTCCTTCCCCTTGTCCTTGTGCTCATAACCCTCGATATTCAGTTCGCAATAGCACTCGTAAATCTCATAATCCGAATCCTGCGGCCTCGTCGGCTGGATCGTCACGCCATGCACTTGCGCCTTGGCCTGATCCACCGCATTCGAATCGACATACGTCGGTTGTGCCAGCGGTACGTCCCGATAAGCCCCGACAATCTGCATTCTCTTGAGTGTAGACGACCGCATCTTGATGCGATGCGTAATGCGGCCGGCGTTCTTCAGGTCGGTCGCGTTGTTCGAAACGATCAAATCTTCCGCGTTGACACTCTCGCTTACCGGCCTTTGCCGGAGCGGACAGTTGTAGACTTTCTTGAACCCCTGCCCGGATAATCCAACACTAAACAACATCCGGTCCGTATCTGGATAATACTCCGACGCGGTGACTGTGAGATAGTGATTGAAGTCCGTCTCCAGCGCATCGGCAAGATCATCCTGCACAACAGTCGGAGAAAGCGGTTGAGGTGGCGGCGCGGGAGGGGGTTGTGGCGGTTGTGGTTGAGGTGCTTGAATTGGAGGACCGCCATTGTGACCAATCCCGATTGGTTTGAGGGTACTATCGTTCCTGATCTTGACCGGGCCGGCCGCGGGCAGCATTTCCCCATATGCATTCGCCTGAAAGCGCAACGTCGCTTCGGCCAACAACGGATGCCGCGTGCGCGACATGCCTTCCAACGGCGCACTCGAATTGCCTACGTCTGACGCCGGCTCCTCGACCTTGAACCCGAGCAACTTGATCGCCTGCGCCCGCGTCTGCTTCCACTCATCCCTTGATTGATCGTCGGCCTGTATCCCGTCAATCAAATCATTGCCGATCCTGGCAAGCTCGCCGTCGTCGATTTCAAGTGCAAGATTGGCGTAAAAGTCAGGATCGGTTTCAGTGGTAGCAGCGATGGCCGGACTGAGATTGACCGACGCGCTCCCGTCGGGATGTTCGGTCGTTACGGCGTCCGGCAACTTGGTATCAACTTCGGCCGGTGGAAGGGATTGCGGCGGAGGAAACGGATATCGGATGACGTTAGGGGGCATTGGATATCATCGCAAATCTGGAAAACACCTTGTAACTCCATCCGTAGCCGACGACACGAAGCATATGACAACTTAACTATTGCGCTGCTCTTATCTTAAAAACTGTTTCAGTCGAAGCTTTCTGCTTTCCAAGAGGATAAGTGAGGTCGTATTTTGGCACCGCTCCCGAAATTGCAAATAGTAAGCTGCTGAAAGTATCAGTTTCCCAATTTTGTGGGCGACTGAGCCATCGGCAGACAATATCCGAGGTTTTACCCATGCGGCTCGCAAGAGATGCTTGAGTGAGGCCACTCTTTTTGAATTCATGAATTACAATGTCGTATGCGCGCTGGCGATTGCGCGCATTAATGTAGCCAAAAGTACCTAGTGAGATTTTTTCGTTGCCAGTTGGCTTAGGCAGCACGGTAGTTTGTGAGGTATTCATTGAGATGATCTCCTCTAGATCGCCGCCAGCACGTAAGCCGTTATGAGTATCTCCATCAATCCGAAGTCCCATACAACGGTGCAAGCTTCGGCTTGAACAGCATCTCATCGTAAACCATCGCATCATGTTCGTGACTATGCGAGATCAAACCATTGTCTCTCAGATACTTGATCGCCTGCGTCGTCGAATCCGTCAAATCCCTAAACCGCCCCTTGGGAAACTCCCGACATTCCTCGATCACAAGGTCAGCCCATTCCTTGTCCGGCGCGTAAACCAACCCCTGCGCAAACGCAGGCTCTACCGCATGCGCCCGTGAAACCTTATCGCCCTCCGGTGTCACCAGCCGTATTCCCCAACCCTCATCGCCATGCAGCCGCCTTAGCTCCTGCGCCGCAGACATGCCGGACGCTTTCGATTCAACCAACAGCAAATCCACCTTGAACTTCTTGCACGAATACGCAAGCCACTCGACCAATCCCCACTTCGAACTCGTCCGCTCGAAATAATCATGATCTTTCTCGTCAGGCTTGCGATCGATCCGCACGCCATGCAGCTCGAGAAACTTCCGCCACGCCCAAACCAACATGGCCTTGGGCCGGCCGTTGGTATCGCGGAACACACCCCAGATCGTGCAAGCCGATGGGTCGTTCTCCTCTTTCTCAGTGTACGCCGTGTCAGCCGAAGCCAGCAAAAACTCAAATGCAGGAAACTCCGGACTGGGCCAATCCTGCCAATACGTCTCCTTGATAATCCCGCCTTCCGCCAGCGTCGGCAATTGCTGCAACCGTCCCGAGGCCATGTACGGCCCGAGGCCGATCTTCAGAGCATGAACTTCCTTCGGCCCGAAACGCTCGGGCCACATCAACTCATTCTCTTCGGTCCTGGGATCTTCCCAGACTTGTTCTGGTTCGCCCTCCTCATCCCACTTCAAAACTGTAACACAATGCCGCCGCGTGTCGTGCTCCATCGGGACCATGTAATGAACCCAGTCCTCATAGTCCGACGACTTCGTTATCTGCCCCGAGATATCCTCACCATGCAACCGCTGCATATTGACCACGATCGCGCTTTGCTTCGGATCGTTCAAGCGCGTGGTCTTTATTTCATTCCACCAGTTCGTCGCCGTTAGCCGATCAGCTTCGGATTCAACTTCTTCCGTATTGTGTGGATCATCGCAATTGGCGCAAACTATACTTGACACGTTGTCGCCACAACACATATTACCATTGTCACGTACAGTTATGCAGTACGTCTCAGGAGGTAAATCATGCACCAACTCAATACCGACAACACGCAAGAAACTTGGCGAAATGTCGTCGGGTTCGAAAGGCTTTACGAAGTTTCCAGCTTCGGCCGCATCAAGAGCATATCGAGGCCGCGAAACGATAAACTGTTTGTTCTCAAAGAACGAATTCTCTCTATCCTCATCAACAAAGGATATCCCCGCGTCACCATGAGACGGAACGGAAAAACTCATTACCTGTTTTGCCATCAACTCGTGGCCCAAGCCTTTATAGGACAACCGCCACAAGGATGCGAAGTGCGCCACAAAGACGGAAACCGAACTAATCCTCGATTGGATAATCTCGAATACGGAACGCGATCGCAAAATATCGCCGATTGCAAAAAACACGGCAACTTTCGCAACGGAGCCTCTCACCTTACAGAAGAAATTGTCTTGCAAATCGCGGCAAGACCGAACGATACCGCGGCAGTACTCGCTAAAGAATTCAACATTTCCCGAGGAACCATATCCGGCATTAGAAACGGCCGATGGTGGAAACACCTCAACATTCCCAAGCGAAGCTACATCAGACGCGGAGACGAACATCCCGCTAGACGCGGCAAGCAAATCGTCCCCAACTCGGAGTAATCCAGCCTCTACATACCCTCGCGATGTTAAAACACGATGATCAGCCGTACACTCTAGTCGCGTACCATCGCCAATCAATATCTTCAGCAAAGGACGTGGCGGGTTGGTATGCCAACCAATCACGTCCTTTAACTCAAATGCATCCAATGACCGATTATAGGACCACACTCGCGTCTCGCGACGTTGCTTTACAATATCGCCAATCTCAACAGGACCAGATTCCGTAACGATCGTTTGATGATATGGAAAGCAATTGATGATATCGCCACCAATCCCGAGCAGCGAACCCCCAACCGACGACGCAATCCGCTGGCCGCCGGTAACCAAGTCAAAGTGCTCTTTTGTGTTCTGATCGTCGGCGATCCTGACTTCTTTCCCCCACCGTTCCTGATACCACGGGCTGAGAATAACCCGCCGCGTGGCATTAGAGTTTTCGAACGAAAGCTTCTGCCCGTACGATCCACACAGAAACCTGACCTGGTTTCCCGACCAGAACGACTTTTCTCGCCGCGTCCACGTCCACGCCGGCCAGCAAATCGAAGTAACAGTCGTCTTGCCCGTACGCGGCGGCATGTTGATGAGCAAACGCTTGATCTGCCCTTCCGTTACCGCTTGCAAGTGCTCGCATAACCCATCGATTACCCATGACGGCTGATATCGCGCCGGATTGATGTAAGGCCAAGCGCCCTCGACAAAATCAATTAAGTTTGTCTCTAGCCTTTCCGTCTCCCGTAGAAACCGCATCCTTTGCGTCGCCAAGGCCAAGGACTTGAGTCTCGGATCGGATGTAGTCTGCAAGCTCATCGGCATTCATCTTGTCAAAAGCACCGGCTTTTCCAACTTCGTGCTTGTTCACGTCGTTCCACTGCCGGAAGCGGCGGTTCTTAAGCCAGAAGATGCAAGCTACAACATCCGGCGGAACGTGCTCGCGATAGGGGATTTGTTCAACGCCGTTCTCGTACCGGACAAACTTGATCGAATCGAACGTGTATCCGATCGCACGGTGATACAGACTACGCTCTACGCGCTCGTCCAGCGCATCCTTGCCCGTCTTGAGCGCAGCGAGGAAATCCGGATGTTCGTGCTTCCAGTTTCCAATAGTTCTCAGCGCCACTTCGAAGAAGTCCGCAATCTCTATATCGGTCGCCCCGAGATTGCAGAGTTTTTCCGCTTGCGCCGCGTACTCGGGCCGATAATTGGTCGGCCTGCCTCGTTCTGCCATTTCATCACCTTATCTTTGTAACGAAAACCTGCGACTCCGCAGGATTCGGTGTTGTCCCGTTGCCTTTGCCTTTGCCCAAGGGCGCTACCGGACAATCATCGAACTCCCTGCGGAGTCGCCCAACACGGAGCGACTTCAATGGTCTTCATTGAAGGCTACTACCGCGTATGCCTATGTCGTAATAGCCAAAGCCGCGCCCTAAACAGGAGAAGTTCCATATAGAGGCGCGCACGCGTAAAATAAAGACGCCGCTTCATTCGGCCAACTTCACGCATTATCGCCCTAACCACCCTGGCCTTATGCTCTGGCTTTACAATCCATTCTCCAGTTGTCGGATTGATCATGAAAATAGATTGATGATTAGGAACCAGCTTTTCTATCACTTCTCAACTCCTCCATCCATCGTCGAAGTGATAGTAAGTCCAGACTGCGAAATCAGTATCGCATATTTTGCATTTAGGAATCGAATCGCCTATCTTCGGCTCCGGTTGCTGCCAATTCCCCAAGTCCTGCGATTTTAAAGGATCACCATAATTAACATCGTGTTGAAGCTGGCAAATGCGATGACCATTCATACAAGTCATCCACTCGCCGGCCTTGGCGTAAGTCCGGAGCTTGACGTGCTGCTTCGTCAATTGGCGTCGATTCAGCGCCGTTGATGTCATCAAATTTCTAACAAAATTTAGCAATCACATCCCCTCCCAATACTTGCACCAATTCGTGAATTATTCGGGCGGGGTCTGATACACCCCGCCCGCCTCAATCCCGTCGCCTGCAGGGATTGAGTCAGCAACCAAGTCAAAAGGCGACTTGTATATGTTCGGATCGGTTGCCCACATAAGCGATTGTTGAGCAAGGTAGAGTTGATCATACTGCGGGACCGGATCGGATTTCCTTAGGGCAATCCCAATCCGGTCCAACTCTCTTTGAATGAAACTCATCGCGCATTCTCCCAATACTTGCACCAATATCCAGGGTCTATTCGCCCAACAACGACTTCACAATTGTGCTGACCGTAATGTTCGCAGTTCCCGCATCTGGTCGCCGGCGAGCCCCTAGAATACCGCGCGATAGCCTTCGAGACCTTGGGTGCAGTACCGGCCGCGATGATAGCACGAAGGAGCGATTCATCTCGGGGCTTGGCACGGTAGGGGACCAGATCGAGGTTTCGGGGCGATCTAACGATCCGCTCGTGCTCGGTTGCTTTGATGTAGGGTCTGAGGGCTCGTTCGTACTCATCATCATTAACCTTCGCTAACTTTAACTTCGCGCGTTCCGCGACGTTGCCGTAGTCTTTGTGAGCCGTAGCGTATGGCTTCTGTTCGTTGTCGATCGCCCATTTCTCCGCGCTCTCATGCGCGACCAGAAACGGAATGACATTTACTTGACGATCGCCGATGCGAAGTGACGAAGGAATGTGCCGATCAATGTAGACCATCTTACCATCCGTGCTGTAGCCCGCGAGATACGCAATGTCATAGTTGCGGTTGATGTTGACAGGACCGGGAACGGCGCGGCCCTTTACCAGCTCGGGCTTGCCGCTGGCTCGAGGATCACCGGAGGACATTCATGAAGTTTCTTTGAGAGTAGAAAAAATCGCATCCCAGTCCAGTTCGACGATAACATCCGAGGTTTCAATAAACACCAGTTCTTTGACGCTTTGCAAATCCGGGTCACCCAATTGCTCATCTACAAAAACAACCTCAACTGCGTCCGGCGACCTACACATTATATGTTCCATTACAGCGTGACGCAGCGGTTTTGGATACCGCTGCATTCTTCGGTGCGACCCGAGGGACAAAGGGGAGAGGCCGGAATTACTCCCGGCGTAGGCGTCTGAACCGGATAGGACAGCGGAGCTGCGTTGACCGTCGCCGGGAAATAGCCAATCGAGAGGTTGTTCATCTGGATCAGTGCTTCCCCGTCAATCAAACCAACATTCATTTTTGAACAACCTTCCATAGTCGTCCGGTAAACTACAAAGACATAAGGAACACCCAAACGATAAATGGGCTCGGGATAGTACTCGGCCTTGGCAGGATCGGCAAAGATCATCCTCAACTGCGCTTCAGTTTCAGCAGAGTATACCGAAAATCGAGACGGATCTTCTGCAAATTCAGGATCAGCAGCGTCAAAAGCAATCGAAATTTAGCACGGCGCGCAATTCGCGTGAATGCGCGCGTGAGCTTCCTTCTTTGCTCCAAAGTGAAATCTTGTGTCTGTTCTGTTGGCTTTGACAACAGCACTTCCTCTTTCAAATAATATCCACATCAAAATCGGGTAGAGGCGATACCGGATGACACATTAGGCAACCCGATCCATGTCACGTGGGGTGGGGAGAAACATGGACCGGGTCACCACTCTGCCGCTCAGGCAACATCAACTTAGGCAACCCGATCCATGTCACGTGGGGTGGGGAGAAACATGGACCGGGTCACCACTGCGAGCGCGGTGGGGTGCAGGGGGATGCGGTTTGCGCTCGTGGCAAAATTAGCGCAGATATTGTCCCGCCGGTCAAGGCAGTTTCAACAGCCTAAACACCGCGCCACGTTCGACGAGGCCAGACCGAATCCAACCAGCCCGCGCGGCATAATCACGCAATCCGGCGATCAGCGCGGCCCGAGCCCGGCCGTTGCGAAGCTTGTGCTGACCGTCCAAGTCGCGCAACGGCCGTTCCTCAATCACCACTGCCAACACAATCTTTAGCGTCGGATCGCCGCGTTTGGCCCGGATCGCCCAAACATCAACCCACTCTCTATACCTTGCAATCGCGTCCAGGACGCGCACGGGCTCGTTGGACGACTTGGAACGATCGGCCCTTTCCCAAGTAGCCGGTCGCAGCATAAGCTCGCCAGCGATCGACCTGAAGGCCAAGGCGATATCTTCGGCCGCAGCAAGTTCCTCCGGTCCAATCTGGTGCCGGTCGAGCAGCCGGCCGATAGGCGACGGGCGTTGTTTGAGAACGGTCAGTCCCGTTCCTGGAACGCCGGAACGTTCGATTTTACGGACACTTCTCAGCATTGTGGTGAGGTTTGACATACATCGGACCCTATGTATTTTTTGGATGAAAAGCAACAAATTGGGAACACAATGGTCGACGAACTACCGTTTTTTCTACAGGAGGAAGCCCTAAAGCCTTTTATTTCCATCGACTTAATGCAGTCGACGACTCCCATCACAACTACCGGAACACAAATCGAACATCTCCCTAAACTAATACCTCTTGTAACCTACACTGTTACAATTCGTGATTGGACGGGTAGGACAATCTGGCCTACATAAGACGTACTGAAACACGATACAGAGGGAACAAGATCATGACCGAACTTTCCATCGGAGATAGGGTTCAAGGCGGGTATGGCGAGGATCGCGATATTGGTACAGTTCTCGAAATCCACGACAACAAGGCACTTGTAGGTTGGCGATCCGGTGTGAACACTTGGACGCCAATCGCGGACTTGGAGATAATCTAATGACCACCGATCGCACATGGGAAATCAAGGTACAAGTGAACGGGAAGTGGGAAGCGCGCACGGTAACGCTTGCCCAATATCGGGCGGAGTTAGATGCGCGTGCGGCCATGACGAAACCGATCATGGATGCATGGCGACGAGGCGACATTGCAGCGTGCGAAGCGGCACAAAAGTCCATGAGAGAAAAAGTATCATGACCTCCCTCCAATACCGTTCGGCGCTTGCCGAGTTGGGGCTGACCCAACTCGGGGCGGCCCGAGTGTTCGGGGTTGCCGGCCGCACTTCGCGCCGTTGGGCGTCTGGCGAGGCGTCCATTCCGACGATCGTGATCAAGGTTTTGAAGCTCGCCATTGCCCGCAGGGTTTTGCTTCGGGATATCGAGCAGGCTTAGGAGAAAGAAATGATGACACGAGCAGCTTGGACCGCATTTTTAATCAGCATATTCGTATTCTTCAGTCATGTCGCCCCCGATTCCGCGAAAGCTGTTGATATGCAACTGACGAGCGAAAGCCACGTTGCGAATGACGATAGCCGTCAGTTGGTAGGTGGCACATTTTTCGTATTCGGTTTAGGGATTATACTCGCAGTATTGTGTATACGAAGGGAGTAGACTGGAATGGATACAGCATTGGTTACATTCTCAGACAAATCCCCACTGTCAGGGAATCTATTATCCCCTCCCCTATTTTCCCATATATTCTCCTTTCGTTCTCATTATTACTAATCTTTAACATCTTATAACTACTTTCCTGACAGTGGGAAATATATATATATATATCATTGATATATATAAGAAAAAGCCTAAAATAATTTCCTGACAGTGGCCCTGACAGTGGGACGGCAGTAGTATACCAGAAATTGTATTCCATTGCACTATCTACCCTAGACATACGCCCACTGTCAGCACTGTCAGCCACTGTCAGGACCCATTTTCCTGACAGTGCTACCCATCATTTTACCATCGAATAGAAGTAGGATGACCCCCCTCCGTTCTTGCGGGCATCCTTTTCGACCATCACCTCCTCCGTCCCGATGGTCAGCGTTTTGAGAACCTCTTCCACATCTCGCGCCTTGTATTTATGAGCGAGCTTCCGCAGCAAGTCCCTGCGCCTTACCCTTCCCTCTCCCCCGAGCGCCCGCTTGATGGCATTGACGATCGACTGGTTCTCACTATCCGCGATATAGAGGTTTGCCCCCCTAATCATGGTTTCAGTCGACCACATGGCCAGTTGCCGCGCCCAAATCATCGTCTCAAGACCTATTTCCATATGCCCCTGCCCGA